CTCTACGTCAGCGGGCTTGTTGGTCAAGTCCTTGACCCCGTCTTCAATAGCCGCCTGTGTTGCCCACGTCTTGCCGTACTTCACCAGCTCTTCAGATGCAAATGATGGCTGCACACGCCAGACCAGTGGACCTGCGGGCAACTGAGAGAAGTGGTCATAAAAGTGTTTGGCCAGCCGAGCCTCTGCTTCTTCGGCGCTGCCACCTTCAATAGCACAGGCGTAGGTCTCGTGGATGTACCGTGTGGCACCTTCCGGCGTGGGAGCCCAGTCTGTGTAGTACTGGTTTGGGTACCTAGGGACTTGCAGTGTCACCCTCTCTGCAGGCAACACCTTACCGTCCAGCATGTCAAACAAAGCGGATGCTGGCCCCATCTGGCAGGCAAACTGCTTCTCCATCAAGGCCGTAAGTGTGGCGGTATTCCAAATTTTGGGGTCCGGAGCCCTAAACCCGATGCCCGTAGAAGGCAGCACGGGTGTGGCCAAGATGGCCAGCGATGCCCCGATAAAATTGCGTCTCTTCACGTCTTTCTCCTGTTTTTAATAATATGCCGCCTTGCGGCTTTGGAAGAAGCGCTCTTCCTTCTCATCGGAGTCCAGAGGGATGAACCCTCCTTGGCGGTAGCGCAGCAGGGCCTGCGTGGTCGTGTCGACATAGTCGTCGTGCTCTCCAACTGGGAAGGCCGCCACTTCCTCGATCACCTCACGCGCCCAGCGCGTATCCGGTGCCCAGACTTTACCCGATCTGAACAAATCCGCAACCGCGTTGACACGCACCATCTTGTCGTTTCCCCGGCTGGGCGAGAACTCGTCGACCGGTATGCCCATGTTGCGCAGCTCCTGTATCAGCGGCGCTCCAGCGGCCTTTTTCTCCACCACGAACGCATCGGGCTCCCACTCCTTGTAGTGTTTGAGCGCGATCTGCTTGAGCTCCGGAAATGCCATCCTGTCCTTGAACGCATCGAGCAAGATGATCTGCGGGCTGTCGTTTTCTTCCTCGTTGTAGAACACGCCCCATGTCGTGCAGGCGCTGTAGTCCGAGTTGGTCTTGGTCTCAAAGGCCGTATCCCAGCTCTGGATCACATACTCACAGCGGGGCGGCTCGTCGGCCTGCCAGATGCGCCAGTCACGGCGGCTGATCAGCGCGGCGCTGTCTGCCGTGGGCTGCTGCATGTACTGGGCGTTCCAGTACCGGGGGTCCAAGCTGGCTTTTGTTGCCTTGAGGGACTCCAGCGGCCACTGCTCGGGCCAGAGGCTCTTTTCCTTCTCGGTGTTTTCGTGAAGTATGGCGGGGAGCTCAACTATCTCCCATGGCAGGGAGTCGGGGTTCTTGGTCTGGTAGTCCAGCAAACGGCCCGTGAGGTCCAAGAGCGACCAGCGCGTCATGATAATGATAATCGCCCCGCCGGGCATCAGGCGCTGCAGCGGTCCGGTCTGAAACCAAGACCACGCCGTGTCGAAAGCCAACCGTGAGTTGACCTTGATGTCCTGCTCGGAGTGCGGATCGTCGATCACGAACAAATCCGCACCGCGCCCTGCCAGAGCGCCGCCCACACCGGCGGCGTAATACTGGCCGCCTTGGGCCGTGCTCCACTTGCCAGCGGCTTTTTGGTCGTCGGCCACCTGCGTGGCAGGAAAAAGGTCCCGGTATTCGTCCGATTCGATCAGGTTTCGCACGCGCCGACCAAAATCCTCGGACAAACCCGCCGTGTGGGTGCCCATGATGATCTTCTTATTAGGGAAATTACCTAGAAAGAAGGCAGGAAACAGGTAGGAGCTGAACTCGGACTTGCCCATACGGGGCGCGATGTTGATGATCACGCGTTTTTTGCGCCCCTCGACCACATCGGTGAAGATTTTGGCTAGTTTTTTGTGGTGCGGCCCCACCTTGAAGCCCGGATAGACCTCCTTGGCAAACGAAAGCATGTCCGTTCGCGCTGCCGTCTTGCGCATGTGCTCTTGCGAGCGCTCAAGCATCTCCAAAGTCTCAAGCTTTTCCTTCACAGACATCCGTGAGAGGTTGGCGTGGAGGGCAGCAGCCTGCTCAGGCGTCAGGATTGTCGGGGTCGACATCGGTTTCGTCTTGGTTGGGTGTGGGGTTTTGGCTGTCTGCGGGGTCTTGGCTGTCTGCGGGGTCTTGGCTGTCTGCGGGGTCTTGTTCGTCCGTGGTATCTGTCACATCGGTGACATCTATGACCTGCGCATCGCTGACGTTCATGAACTTGGCCAGCTTTTCCTTGAGCTTGGCGTCCACCTCCGCCTCGGTCATGTCCGTTTTCTTGATCTCCACTTTCTCGGTGAACAGGCCTACCTCGGTGATCTTGCCCAGCAGGCCCAGTGCCTTGAGGCGGATGTTGGAGTTGGGGTTCTCGCACTCTTCCAGAATCTTGGCTACTGCGTAGCCGCGCAGCTCCTTGGCCTGATGGATGAACTCCCAGTCGTAGGCTGTGAGCATGCCGGTGAGGTGGCGGACCGCCGCCGGGGTCTGGATTTGCTGTACGAGCTCGTGCTGCTTGTCGTTGGGTGTGTTGGTGGTCAGCGCCGTGAATACCTGCCGGGCCTGATCCTTTTCCAGCTCGGAGACCGTCTGGTCGGCGTCTGGCACGCCTTGGGTCTTGAGCCAGTCTACCGTGCTGATCTTGGCGTTCAGCGCCTGCGCAGGCGTGACTTTACCCACAGCAAGCGGCGCTTGCTTCGAGGAGATCACTTCAGGGTTGAAGTCAAGAAGGTGGTCGAGCATTTGTCCTTACGGAAGGGCGGGTTGCGGTCCCGGTACAACAAGTGTACACTTTATCTTGGCAGTGTTGCAAGTGATTGCTCCATTGCTTTCTCCCTGATGGTCATAGCGAGTGACCCCACTGACCCCGCCGGGCAACTGGCGGGGTCTTTTTTATATTTGTTTGTCTAACATTAGACAAAGATGCTTTGAAATTTTTATAAAAAATTGGGGGTGGGTATGGATGTTAGGCTTTTTGTAGTACTCGCCATTGTTGTGGGTGGGGGGTTGTAGGTACTAAGTATTACTGAAGTGGTGAGAGCGGGTGGGGAATAGTGTTCATGTGACACAGCCATGCCGCCAACCAAAAGGGGTGGTGGGGGGTGGGTGGGGTTCGCCAGTTGCCGTCAGTGCCGCCAGAGAGGGCCGATTTTTGACCCTTTCGGACAATAGAGGCATCGGTTAGGGATTGGCCCTTGCCGATACATCAACACTGGAGAAAATTCCATGCAACTCGCTATCCGTCAATTTGCCCGCAACGTGGGCCATATGTCCGGCACTATCAAGAGTGCGGCTGACACCTTTCATGCGGCCTACAAAACCGCAACGCCCGAGCAACAGAAACACCTTCGCAAAGAGTGGATGCTCGGCCACCTTGAGGGCCAAGGCGTGAAGGACTCAGAGAGAGTTTTCTCTCTGGGCAAAGGCAAGGGTGTAAGCAAGGCAAGCGTCCTTGCGATCGACCGGGCATCATCGGACTTCCGCTACTACGTTGTGCGTCCGGTGAAAGCGGCAAAGCCTGAGCCGAAGGCCATGCGCCTGAGTGCCGAAGCCCGAGCCGCTGCCAAGGCGTATCTGGCCCAGTTCGACAACGTGGCTGACGCAATCAAGGCCTTGCGTGTCGTGGCCAAGTAATCCAGAGAGAAATTCTCTCTGGCTCAGCGGGCGAGGCTGGCCCGCTGTTTCATCCCATGTCAAACACGCCTAGCCAGCGTGCCTTTTGGAGAAACTTCCATGCTCATATTTTCCCATTATGAAGTGTGCCACGACAGCGACGGCTGGCGCTGGCTAAAAGCGTGGTACATAGATTCTGAGACTGGCGAGCGACGCTGGCTCGCCGCCGACTGAGGAAACTCTCTCAGCCCATGCGTAGCGTGGGTTGAGGGGGCAATCCTGCCCTTTGGAGAAACTTCCATGCACCAAAACCTGCAAACCCGTGATGCCAAGCGCATCGTCAACGAACTGCGTCACATCCTGCGCCACATACAGCGGCAAGAACTGCCCTATGTAGCCAAAGCACTGGCTGTGCGCTTCATCGTGCCTCAAAAGGTCATGCTCAAAGTCATGGCCCGTTATTCCCGCACTCGCAACACTTAAGGAGAAACTTCCATGATTCAACTCACTTACGACCGAGGCCTGTACAGCTGGGTACTCGACAGTGCTGCGCTCTCTGAACAAGAGCGCTACGACCTAATGCTGGTAAGGGGGGCGTACGGGAGCTTCCGCAGCGGTCAGGTCGGGGATGCAGTAGCCCGACTCGCAGAAGCAGAAGCAGACGTCATGATCAAAATGCGGTTGGACGGACCGCCCTTCGTCTACGTCAACGGAACGTTGATTTAAGAGGAAACTCTCTCAGCCCATGCGTAGCGTGGGTTGAGGGGGCAATCCTGCCCGACAAGGAGAGTAATCATGCGTAACCTCACCCAACCCACCATCGTTGAACTCGGCATCCTACAAGTGCGCGGTCAGGACTACCACGTCCAGCGCATCCGCTACGGCACACACTACGCAGTGCACGTCTTCCGCAAGGGCGAGCTACACAGGCACGGGCAAGTCTTCCAGACCGAGGCACAGTACGAGGCTTGGAAGAGAGAACTTGGCACTCAACACGCCCTGTTCTGACTGCGATTGGAGACAGGTGTCCCCAATCATTCTTTTACACACAAAAAAAGCACCAAAAAGGTGCAAAAAAATGTGTCCGTAACTTTTAGCGGGGTGCTCAATTCCTGTACCGCCGCAAGCCCAGTATCCATGCGGGTTTGCGTGGTTTCCGTCCTATCTATCTATCTAAAATAATTTTATATAGAGTAGTAAATGTATTTTTATATCTCTACAAATGGCACTCACTGTATTGCCACAAAAAGATGTAAAAAGATGTGTCTAGGCACCTATAGTTTTTTGAAATTGATAGATACATGGGACGGAAATAGCGCAAACCCAATATCCATGCGGCTTCCAGAGCGTACAGGAATTGAGAGGTGCGGTAAAATAAACGGACAATTCCGGGCTAAAATCCCCAGACTGTCATCAACAGGAGTAAAGAAATGAATGAAGACCTCAAAGCGTGGTGGTTTCGTATGCCCGAGGCCCGGTTGGTCAACCACCTGACCAACACCCTCAAGTACCCGCCGCCCATCGTGGCGAGCATCGTTGAGCGTGTGAAGACTGCACGCGAAGCCAAGCGCAGACAGCGCATAAGGGACACAGTGCACGACAAACAGTGGGCCGAGCTGCTCACTCCGGCGCGAGCCGAGCTGACCTCTGTGCGCAACGTCAAGTCACAGATAAAGAAATTGGACGAGCCGAACGCTGCCAAGTGGGAGGCGCTGTCTCAGTACGAGGTGGTGCTGGTCAGTGTCATCGACCGCATAAAGAAATTGCGGCAGGAGTGCGGCGGCACTGTCGCCAACGCCCTGCGGGAGTTGCACAAGGAGACGGGTGTCAAGTTCCCCAACGAGGGTGAGCACTGGACGGACTGGGTTGCGTACTCCAAGAGGAAGAAGCTCCAGCAGGTGTTTGCTGGTTTGCCGTCCCCAAGCCGAGGCCCAACGATGATGCCGTTCAAGCGCAAGGTTCCCAAGCCCCTGTTCCTCAAGCAAAAGGTGGCGCTGATCGAGCGCCTCAACAGTGAGCTGGCAAATGCCGAGCAGGAGTACGACCTTGCCACAAACCCCGAGGAACGCACACGCCTGAGCGAGCTGATCCGCAGGATGCAACGAGCCAACTACCTGCTCGACAGCATCAAACCCGGCACACCCCTGCCCTCATCGTGGCAGAAGCTAAGTGGGTGAGGGCGCAAAAGAAAACAAAGAAAAAACACGAGAGAGAAATTCTCTCTGACCCGTCGATCATGCAACGCCGCCCGCATGGTCGACGCTACCTTGAGCAGGGCGGCATCTGAAACTGGAGAAAGCAAGTGAAGAAGACGTATGAAGTTGAGCTGAAGTACACCAGCTACACCGTCATCACCATTGAGGCCGACACCGCCGAACAAGCAGAGCAGATTGCATGGCAAGAGCTGGCAACAGACGGGTCGTATCGGTCGGATTACGGCGACTGGGAACTGGAATCAATAGAGGAAGTCAAAGGAGAAAGCAAATGACTGTACTGACTGGAAACCAGATAGACGATGCGCGCAGGCTCACCCTGCGCCAGATGCTCAAGCTGGAAATCAAAGGACTGTCCAAGTCCCGTGGGCCGAGTGCATACAGCACGCTCAAGAGCGTGTACGGATACAAAGGGTCAAGAGAGAAAGTTCTCTCTGAGCTTGACGCATGGCGCAATGACTTGTTAGGAGAAAGCAAATGAGAGTCAAGAACAATGAACTCAGCACCGCGCTGTACCGGTCGCCCACACCGCACTGGAGTGGGGTCTTGCACAGTGTGCGTGAGGAGATCAAGGAAGCAACCATCTGCCACTACGCAGGTATCCGCATCGTTGAGGACAGCGCATGGGCCAGAGCAATGGATCGTATTCGCCAGCTACCCGCTGGCGGGCGTCACGTTGCAAAGGCGTACAGCAATATGTGGCTATGGATAAACCGAGCAACCGATTTCACAGAAGGAGAGAGCAAATGTACGAAGTGATCTGGAGTTGGTTCAGTGACGCCTACGTCTACCGACCAATCAACAGCGTGCCAAGCACGATCAAGCCCAAGTTCATCGGCACCCGTGAGCAATGCGCCGCTTGGATTAGCAACCACAAGTGAAGGAGAAAGCAAGTGAGCAGATGGTTTGGCACACGCAGCGACGATGCGTACGACGACGAGGTCAATGACCTCTACCACGAGGAGAGGCAAGCAAGGCGCTACCAGCGCCAGCTTGCTGAGCACCAACACCCCAACGACCCGGATAACCCGGACATTGATGAAGGAGAAGATGATGAAGACAAGTGAACTGACAGGAGCCGCCCTTGACTGGGCGGTGGCGACAGCGAACGGGGATTGCCCGCAATGGTATTCAGAGTGGGAAGGGTTCTATGCCGCCAATGGAGACGACATGGATTACTCCACCAACTGGGCACAAGGCGGGCCGATCATTGAGCGGGAAAGGTTGCAGGTAACGACAGAAAGAAACGGCACTTGGATATGCAGCATCCCATTTGCTGTAGAAATTGGTGGATATAGAAAATACATTTTCACACACGGCCCCACACCCCTGATCGCAGCCATGCGCTGCTACGTTGCATCCAAGCTGGGCGACGAGATTGAAATCCCGGAGGAACTGAAATGAACTACAACCTCGACACCAAGGACGGCATGAACAACGCCGTGGAGTGGACGCGCAAACACTTT